ATGGGCCAGCTAGACGTTTTCGATACCACCAACGAACTGCTTGATAAGTACGCTCGAAAATTCAATCTCGAAACTGATTACCAAATCGCCAAGCACCTTGGCTGTACAACTGGAACGATCAGTAACTACCGGAGCCGCAAGACAAAAATGGACCCCACTACCTGTGTCCAGATAGCCGAAGCCATTCGTATTGATCCGATGCTAGTGATCGGCAAAATCAAGATGGAGAGTAACCCGACGAAAAGGGAGGACCGTGTATGGGGAAAGTACGCGGGGCGCGCCTTTCTTCTGGCGGCGGCTCTTTCAGCGTTTCTGACCACTTATGACAGCGCAAACGCGCAAAAACCGCATGTGGTCGAGGATCATCATATACATTATGCGCATCTATTTGCGCAAATATGTGCCCGCTTCCGTCGCATCGCGAATCATTTTTTCGGGGGTAGCCGTTGTGAACCCCACTCAAAAAGGACTTCGAGATGCGACTCACAATATCACAAAAAACTGATGCAATTGCCCACCTGAAACTTGCCGGCATCCAAGCAAATATGGACCTACTCGATAAGCCCGACCGATTCGCCGTTGCGAATTCGGTGCTTCAATTACTCGATCTTTTCCCAACACTCGACACATCGGGACAAATGGCAATTCGCCGCATCCAGCGGACATGCAAAGAGATCACAAAAAAAGCCCCTTCCTAGGGGCTTCACTTCCTGTTCTTCGACAATGCCGGTTTTCGCGTTCCGCGAACCGGCATTCGTCCGTTTGCAATGCACTAGGGCTCCGCTGCGCTTCGCCCTGGTGCATTTGTAATTACATGGTACTCCCGAACACAGAGACGCTAGCCCCTTCGTATTCGCATCTATAGCCGCCCGCGCCGCCATCTGGCTTGCAGTGAGAAAGGTCGATTGTTGTGTACCTCTTGCCGTCCGTTATTAACGCTACTGATGCTCCGGCATCGTCGTGGTTCTCGATCGTCCCGACTAATCTGTATGGCACGGCCGACCTACTGGGCCCCGGCTGCATGGTCGCCATAGGTGCGGTTATCGGTTGAGCGAATCGCCGCGTGGTCGAGGGACTTGCTGCACGGACGGCGGACGGACTCGCTACGCTCGCGTCGCCGCCGTCCGTGTATCCGGTCAACAGGCCCGAGAGGGTACCGAATCCCCAGACTACGCCGATGAGCGTTGCCGCTGCCGTCAGCCAAATGACCGGCTTACGCCATAGCTGACCGCGCTCATCTAGCGCTTTTTCATCAGCGCCCGACGCTTTGCTGTTGCTCATCGTGTGCGACTTGTAAAGGACAAACGTCTCCGGCTTGAACTTGCCGAGGATTTCTCTGATCCGTTTGTTGATCGGAGGAATCGCGCCTGTCACCGCCCCGTGAAAAACGTCAATACGGAAACTGCTGCTGGCCCCGAGATGCGCCAACTTCGTGTGATAAAACGTTTGCTCCACCAGTTGCCGAGCAAACGCCGCGATTTGCGCCAGATCTTGAGTGACAAGGACAATCTGCATAGAGCGCCCTTCCTCATCTACCCTGTGCCGATGCTCAGCAAGCAATGACTTGTACGTTTGCGGGATTTGGTGCGCCTTCCATCCGGCAGGCCAGAGCCGCCACACTTCGTCCAACACCAACAAGCAACCCGGAGTCGCGTATTCGTCGAGAACGTGCGGCTCTTGCTCCACCTTCTCGTACGGTAGCGCCACGATTTCGCCCTTGTGCGTGACCTCGCGAACTGCGTCTTTGTTCAGAGGAATGTTAGTCACAACCCGACGACCCGACTGCAACGCTGGCATGATCTGATTCGCCACGACGTCGTACGATTTGCCCGAGCCGGGAAGCCCTACGTACGCAATGATGCTCATTAGCCGATCACCGGTATACGGCGGATCAGGAACCGAATAATGTAAGCCGCTATGACAATCGTCAGACCCTGCCCAAATTGAAACGCCTCAAGAAAGAACGCCACGGTCGGATCTATCGCGCTCAGAAAGCCGCCAGCCCCCTGTAACCATGTCGGGACCGGTATTGACTCGACCAACAGGGCAAGGCCGTCTAGCAGCAGTTCTGTGAGCTTCAACGGCAACCACAGCAGTAAGTCTTTCAGCCAAACCATGAAATCCGAAAACAAGTCGATCAGGTAGTCCATGCCTATGCCCTCAAAATAATAATGCCGCCGATTAGCACCCAAACCGCCATCATGATTCCACTAAGTATCGGTGCTATGTCCGGCCACATCGTGCAGTGAATGTCCATGGTTAGAACCGCCCCGCCCAAGAAGGTCAGCGGGTCCGAATCCACGCCCGTACAGCTGCCTGTCGGCAGGCTCCCCGCAAGCCCGGAAAACGAACCGATAAGCGGAGACGACTCCACACGACCGTAAAAGGTCGCGAACTGCCCAGCGAATCCGTCAACTGCTTCATTTGCTCCCGGAACCGTCCCTGCACAATTAGTGCCGTCACAATCGCCCGGCTGAGTATCGCCAGTGCCGTCCGTGTCCGAAATGCCGTCGCCGTTCGCATCGTCCGTGCCCGAGCTCGTCCCCGTTCCACCATCCGTGCCGCCCGTGTTGCCGTCCGCGTAAACATCGTATTCGTTGCCATCACCGTCCGTTATTGTGTCGTCCGGCACATCCGTCTGACTACCACCGTCACAGACGGCCTGCCCGCCAGCTGTGAAAATGCAGTTACCAGGTGGAACCGCTTCGAGACAGGTGTACTCGCCGTTTACGGTCCCGCAATTTTGCGGCGACGTAGTATCCGCGCAGTACTGCGTACCCGACGACGTGACAAGACAATTCAAGTCCGTATCAGGTGGACTACCGTCGTCGGGCGAACACGACCCGCCGACTTCGTACATCCCCATCCAGCCACCATCCATTGAGATATTCGCACCGCCAGCGCTTGGCGAAAAAGAACAGCCTTGGTCGCAGAAGCCTGCAGGAGCGGTCCCGTTGCCGCTTTTAATGAATTGCTCCCCGGTCGAAAATGGACACTCCGGCGCAGGGTCCGCACAGGTACCGTCCGATAATGGGTCCGAACCGTCGTCACACGAATTCACATCGGCCCAAACCGTGCCGCCTGTCGTTAATGTGTCGGTGCCTGTCGAATTATGCGTGCACGAAATGCTATACGTCCATTTGTGTTCATTGCTGAAAATACCGGCATAAACCGGGCCCGCAGAAATATGCGACGAACCGTTACCCGCCCACGAGTTCACGTCGCACATTGCAGCATTCTGTGCCGTCTGCGCTTGAACGATAACGGCGTTGACCGAATTGCCGACAAACGTCGGCGGCGTTCCCGACGCCGGATTCGTCCCGTTAAAATTCGTTTGTGCATTTGCCGTCGTTCCCATGAACAGCAACATCGTGCAAAACCCGAGCAGGAACCACGACCCGCCGTAGTTCGACCGCCTCATTTGAACGACCTCAACACACCGTCTGCCGCCAATACGCCGACGATGAAAAATGTCCAGTACCACAATTCCAGCATTACCATCTCCGAAAAACGGCCCGACCCGCCAACGGCGAGCCGAGCCAGATAATTACGCGCCCTTGATGGCTCGCAGAATCATCTTGACACCCTTCACAACGACGTAGACCGCCGCGATCAGTGCGCCAATAGCGACAACAGCCGCCGTCACTTCCGACCAGTTAACGGCCGCAGTGATCGTGTCGTACGTACCCGCGGCCATGGCCATGGATGACACGAACAACGCGGTAAGGCCCGCGCTGATTTTTCCGTAAAGATTTTTCATGTTGCTAATCTCCGTGCTTATTACGACTTCTTAGGCAGTCGCCGCCCATACAATTAATAACTAGCCAAGTGCGTTCCGAATTGCTTGACGCAACCAGATCACCCCTCGAAAAACTACGAGCGCCGATCCGTACACAACCGCCACCGCGATAAGTGCCGTGATCACGTCGTTCCAACTTGTCGCCGCTAAAATTGCGTCATACATGTCCTTATCCCTCTACAGAAACCGCAAAAACGGATACTGCAAGATGTACACCGGGTAGAAGGCTCGCTTCACACGCGGAATCTTCGGCCCGTTTTCGATTAGCCACATTCCGCCCAACACACCGAGCGGAGCGACCAACTGCATTTCGTTGAACGCGAACAGAGGCAGCGATGCTGCGTAAATCCACCAGATCGACGTGCCACGCCGATAGTGCGAGAGCGCGGCGACGATCACGCCGGTCCCGATAAACTGGAATTCCGAAAGCGTCCCGAGCGCAAGAGCAAACGCGATCCGGCCGACCGATCGCCAACCGCTCGATTCCTCAAGCGCGCTGTACGCCATGACGCCCGACGCCATCGTAAATAAAACGTTAAGAGGCAACGCATCGCGGACCAGCAACACGGCCAC